ATGTTACTTCTACCGAAATACCTGATTGATATGAGTTGTTTTTATATAATGCCGCTGAATGTGTCAAGCTACCACCAGCGAATGCATTTGTTTGTGATGATACTGTGATATGTGTTACCGTACCAGCAACTGGCATTACAATACCAGTTAATATATCAGAACCGTTAGGACCTGCAACACCTGTTGCACTTCCAGCTCCACTCAATACTGCATTTAATCCGAACTGAAGATACTGAGCATTCGTAGCTGCAGCAGCGGCAGTAGCAGCGTAGCTACCAGCAGAATCGATAGCGAACCAACCATTAGAATCAGCAAATTCAAATTTATTTTGATCCGTATTATAGTGCATTGCACCTTTACGGAACGTGTCACTATAGAATGCATTTGTTCTATACTGAGTTCTTTCGGTATCAGTGTTATGTGGCAACATTACCAAGCCACCTTCACCGAACCGAGACATTGCACCACCAGCTGGTGTATTAGTTCTTACAAACCAATCATTATCTACATCGTCAGTAGTTCTAAGCGCTATGGCATTAGCATTGATAGTCAGGCCGTTTGGTGTTAAGCGATTTGACTTTGTAATATTTGGTGCACCAAGTGCAGAATCAAAGAACAGCCTTTGTCCAGAATCCATTACTAAGGCGTCACTAACACCTAAAGTACCACCGCCGAATCTAAATTCACTATTTTCGAATTTAAGTTCACCGCCGCCAAGGAAGATAGTAGTTCCACTTAGATGTAAGTCTTTCCATTTTTTAGCTGATGTACCTAGATCATAAGTTTCGTTAAGATGAGGTACAAAGTCGCGATTTACATGATCGAAGTTACTATCGATTTGAGCCTGTACTTCTGTGGCGTCTGTGAATGTACTTTGCAACTGTGCAAGGGTTTGACCACCTAATGTTTGAGCATCAACATTCAAATTGTTAATAAAGTTTAGATTAACTCTAGCATCAATATCTGAATCTACTCGAGCCGTAGTATAAAATAGATTAGTATTTCCTTCAGGGAAGTTATCACTAGTCGAGTTAGATAATACTGTTACTGCAGTATTAAGTTGAGAAATAGTATTATTTGTTGGTACAATCTTAGCGTCAAATATCGAATCAGCTGCCGAATCGACTTCAACCGGTAAAAGGAACATATCAAGTGCTTTAGCAGAATCTAATCCACCAAATTGTTGACGATGTTGAACGTAAGCAGAATCGATATATGCAGTTACATCGGCAGAATCTAAAGTAATTCGTACCATGCGAGCAGAATCAATAAATCCTCTATCGAACATAGTTTTGATAGCCGCTGCAGAATCAAGTAGTTTAGTGCTACCACCTTTAACGCCTAAAACTGTATCTCTATTGATATCGGATAAAAGAGCTATAGTACCTGTACTATCAGGTATTGTGACTATATTGATTTGAGTTGGATCTGCTGGAACAAGACGAGTTACCGTAGTAAATGAATCTTTTGTGGCACCATCAAATAAAATACCGTCAAATCCAAATCCAACACCGTTACTGTTTACACTCGCCAAATTTAATTGCAAAGAGAGCGCAGTTATATTTGAATATATCTCTTGGAAGTTAGCATTGATTTTGGTAGCGCCGGTCCTAAGATCGTCGCCGGTTCCATCATTGCCTACGGTACCAGTATTGATTATTTGCTGTGCCATATTTTACCTACTGTTCGAATTATTCTTATTTATATACTTTAACCACATAATTAGATGTTTGCTGGCAGTTTATTGTCTATATGGTAACCACGTGCAACATAATCTTCTTCAACGTATGGTCTTGCATATGTTTGGAATTGTCTCATATCATAGCGTTCATACGTATTATCGAAAGTCACTGCAACTGTTGCTGAATCCAAATTATCATAAGTTACACCCCAATCTGCCCATTCTTTCAAGTTTTTGTACACACCCATAATGTCTTGTATAGTCGGATATAATTTACTACCGACTGCAATTGCAGCATCTGAATCAGCAAAGTAATCGATACGACGATATGGATTTGTTCTATATTGAGGATCGTTGATATGAAATTTACGCTGAAATAGTGGTTTAGGTCCCACACCTGGGTTGTTAAGATGTGTCACTTCGCCTTGAGCTTGAGGCGGACTAGCTATTTGTATAGCATCAGCACTATCGATAACAAAGAAGATATTCTTAAATGGATCTGGTATGGATTCATCAGTCACCATAGTAATCCTATCAGTGCTTTCGATAGAAACTTCGTTTGCTAAATAGAAGCCAGTAGGATGCACGTATTTTCTCCATAGATCCTCCCAAGCATTGAAGGAAAGTGGAGACTTAATTAAGATAGAAAATATTTGGTACTTACCACCATCTTGAATTCTGCGATTGTATTCTGTACCAATATGTGATGTGCCTACAGTGAATAGCTCGTCTTTTGGATATTTGATTTCAACTTCAGTATCAAAGAAAGCTCTAAAGAAACCTTCGCCTGAATATAATGAACCCTTGACTCGAAAGAAGTTACCGAAGTTTCTTATTGCCTCTCGTGGAAACTTGAATCGACCTTGTGATACACCTAATGCAAGAGTATCAAACATCTGATCGAGTCTTGATAAACTCGCATCTTCTACATCTTTAATGGTATTTAATTCGTGAATGATCCCGTCAAAGTTGGTATCTGAATCCAAAAACTCATAATAACCTTCTAAGAATGCAACAAGATTAGGGTAGTCTTCGCGGAAGTATTCAGGCAATACTTCATCGACGATACCACGCCTAAAATTTATATCGATTCTATCAAAATGTTTTTTGGTTTCGCTAGAGGCCATTAGTTATCAACTTCAAGTGTCGTAGTTTGCCTATCTAAGAGTGCAGATGCTGATGAGTTGTTTGTATCAATATCAAGCACATAGTTTCTCAGTGGTTTCACAAAGCTTTGATTTTCTGGGAATACAGATACTTTGATATATGGAGTTCCAAATAAGAGTTTTTGTGGATTGAATCCCAATATCTGGACAACGCCAGTTGCTGCATTATATTGACCAGCATTATCTTGCAATACGTTACCAGCCAAATCATAGATTTGTAGTTTATTACTGCTAAGTTGGTTTCTGAGCTGAGCGACAACTCCCCTAAACTGGAAGGTATCAGATAAGAGTTGAGCTTCAACGTCGTCAGGATCTGCAATCCTCATAGGAAATTTCAACGTGTGTGATGTAGTTTGACCAACTGTAGGAGTAAATCGTAATTGACATTTGACGTCAGTACGTGAAGATAAGATTGCTGGACTCAATGCATCAATCTCAGTTAACATGTTTGATCTACGAAATACTGCATCAAATGTTCCAAGATTATTCGCAAAATAGTTAACTTGGAAATTGAAAACATCTTGTTCTACAGACGCAAGTGTTCTACCAGTTAATGCTGGATCAAAGTTGAATACAGTATTCAATTCTAAAAATACTTCTGTTGGCTCGATAAACTTTGATGTGATAGACATTACAGATAAATTATCTGTAAAGTTATTTACGATATTATTTTCGATCGCTGTCTTAGTAGTGGATGGAGTTCCTGACTTATATTTAATTGATATGTATGCTGTACCGTAATCAACTGGTACATTCTGATCTCCACTCCACACTGTAACGTCTTCAATATCAGTAAAATTACTTTGTATGGTGGCTTTATAATCAAGAGAAGTTACTAGTCTTTGTTGAGTCGCATATGCATATGGAGCTAAGTTTTTAATAGATTCGATTGACTGCTTATTTGAACCACCTGTTGATTCTGATGCTGTTACAGCTGTAACTGGATAAGATACGCCTAATATAGTTACTGTTCCTGTTGGTGTAAATACTGTGGCATCATTACCTTCAGGTCCTGCAGTAGAGAGATATGTAATTACGATCTTATTTCCTGGATCTGGAGATTTACCAAATGATATTCCATCGCCAAAGTTTACTTCGAAATACCCATTTGGTGCTTCTCTAATTGTGAATAGCTCTGACTCAGGGGTGATTTGAACCGCGTCTTTTACAGGAGAGTAGCTAGTAAAATTAGACGAACTCGCTGTGTCATATATCTCAATGATGGTAGTAGACTTATCCATCTTGTCATCAGGTATGACATATATCTGACGTTCTTCTTTCTCACCAACTAAGAATGTCTTTGTCTTTTCCTTGCCTTCATAAACAGGAATATCATTTGATCCAGATTCAGTTTCTAAAGTATAAACACCAGTACCATCATCTCTTGCAGTATATGCTTCGAGTGTTCTAAAGGTATATGTTACTCCATCAATTTGAGAAGTAAATGTTAATCCACGTGGTACGATAACAGTAGTTGGACGATTTGCAACACTAGCAAGATTGAATGTAATATTTAAGAGTGCGCGCGATGCAACCATAGAACGAACATCATAACCTAATGCTTCAGCATGTGATACGACTGAACTGCGTAGTTGTGCAGTATTTAGGAAAGCTTCGTTAAGGGCAAAGTTTGCTGTGAGGCCGTTGATATGTGTATTATAAGCTAGAACATCGAGGATATTACTTAATCCTGATGCATCAAAATCATAGTCAGCATATTCACTTTTATTTTGAAAATATGTTTTCAGTCTTCCTTTAATATTTTCAAAATCTAAATCTGATGATTTGATTGTAGTAGCCATTTATCTAAGCCTCGCTAAATCTACGTCGAGAGATACTACCTCTCCAACGTTTTGTACTTCGAATGTAATTGTTGCCCGTATTTCATTCCTGTCTGGATAGGTTGTAAAATCAATTTCAAGGACTCTAGCTCTTGGTTCATATCTTTTAATAGCAGTATCGATCAACTCAGCCATCTCTTCAGGCTGATAGTCTGTATCTAGTTCGAATAAGGCTACGCCTAAGTTTGCACCAAAGTTTGGTTGAAATGGCTTTTCAGCATTACCTGTCATCAATAGGTTTTTTACAGCCTGTTTAACTGCAGCAACCTCAAGTTTCTTATAAACATCACCTGATGGTTTGGCTGTAAATGTCAAATCTAAATCACTATAATTACGACCAATTGCTTGGTTTATAGTTCTCTTACTTAGATTTCCATCTTCTAATGAATATGCTCGAGCCATCTTGTTTCCTAACTAATAGGTCTATTTATAATAATTCCTGCAGCTCTCCAGTAGTTAAAAC